GTGCGGGGAAGTGAAGCCCCTACTCGATTTCCCCGGAGCAAAAGATATGCGGGATGGTCGAAATTCGTGGTGTAAAGCCTGCGTCGTAGTGCTTCAAAGGAACTGCCGGCAACGGAGGCATTCCGCCCCCGAAGGGCGAGAAAAAACTCGTCAGCAGAAAGCCGCCGCCCGGCGCAAGAAAGGAATCCCTCCACGCCTGCACGCCGCCCACGTTCGGGACTACCTCCTATTTCTCAAGGTTTCCAACGCCCCAAAGCCCAAGCACGATGCCCACGTGCTACGCCGCGAGAAGGTATTGCGAAAGGCCGAGAAACCCGTGGTCAAAGACCCCGGGGCCAACCACCGGAGGAGGATTAAGCGCCGCGTGGGCAACTCCAAACCGATCCCGAAGTGGGCAAACTCCAAGGCAATTAAGGCGATCTACGCCGATGCCGCACGAATCTTTGCTGAAACCGGGGTTGAGGTCGAGGTAGACCACATCGTCCCACTGAAAAACAAACTCGTTTGCGGGCTTCACTGCGAGGCAAACCTGTGGATACTGCCGAAATGGGTGAATCAAGAAAAATCCAACCGAGTGTGGCCAGATATGCCAGAATGAGTTCGTTTTAACGAAACGAGTCACCCCCATGAGCACCCTTCAGGAACTGATCGACCAGCAGCAAGTAATTCAGGCGCAAATTGACGCGGAGCGCAAGCGGACCAAGGCCCAAGCTGTGGCCACCGTGCAAGCCATGATGGCGGAGTACGGCCTGACCCCGGCGGACCTGGCGCTCACCCCAAAGAAGCCCGCGCGTACCGTCCCGGCGAAGTACCGTGACGCCTCCGGAAACACGTGGTCGGGCCGAGGCCTCCGACCGGTGTGGCTGCGCAACGCCCTGGCCGCCGGGGTCGCCTTGGAAACCTTCGCGGTGGCCTAAGTGACTCCGGGAAGGGGCGGCGCGAGGCCAGGGGCCGGGGCCAAGCCGGCGGGCTACGAGCCGTCCGACTCGCGGGAAGCCTACGAGGAGGAGAAGGCCCTCCACGAACGGGTCAAACGCCAACGCGCCGAACTCGCTTTGGAGATTGAAACCGGTCGGTACCTACCCCGCGAATCTCAGCGGGCCGCAGCGGCCACGGCTTTGTCGGTGCTCACCCAAACCCTTCGCTCAATCCCCGACAACTTGGAGCTGGAGTTTTCGCTCGCTCCGGAGGTGGTTGAGCGCATGGGCGCGCAAATCGACGCCGCGCTCGATGAGGCGGCCAAAGCCTTCCGGGCGATGACCAATGACTGATGAGGCCGCGCTCCTGGCGCTCTCCGACATTTGCAGTGCGTGGCCAGCGCTGGTACCGCCCAACAAGATGAGCACGAGCGAGGGCGCTGCGTCCACGCTCATGATTAAGCGGCCGGGCGGCGGCAGCGGGCCCTGGAACCCGCGCACCACGCCCTACATGGTCACGCCGGTTGATACCTTGGGCAGCCGGCTCAAGAAAGCGGTTGTGTTTGTGGGGCCCACGCAGGCGGGCAAGACCGTGGCCTTGGGCGAGGGCTGGATGTCGCACGTCATCCGCAACGATCCGGGCGACTCCCTGATCGTCCAGATGACCGAGGCCAAGGCGCGCGAGTACGCCAAGCAGCGGATCGACCGGATGATTCGCAACAGTCCGGCCCTGGCGGAACTCATGCGGGGCATGAGCCAGTCGGACAACACGCACGACAAGCAGTTCCGCAATGGCATGTGGCTGCGGATCGCTTGGCCGACGGCTACAAACATGGCATCGACCAGCTATCGAAATTGCTTCGGTACCGACTTCGACCGCTGGCCCTCGGACATCGACGGGGAAGGCGACGGCTTCGGCATGCTGCTGAGCCGCATCAAGACGTTCCTTTCGCGGGGCATGGTCTGTATTGAGTCGAGCCCCGGGTACCCCATCAAAGACCCGAATTGGCGACCGGCGACCCCGCACGAAGCGCCTCCGGTCGAGGGCATCCTGTCGATCTATAACACGACCGATCGGCAGCGTTGGTATTGGAAATGCCCGCACTGCAAAGAGCGTTTTGAGGCTGCGCCGGGCTTGGGGCTCTTCAACCTCCCTGGGTTTGATGAGCTTGCGGACGAGGTGCGCTACATGGACATCGACAAGTTCGCTGCCCAGCATGCCGTCGTGGTGTGCCCCATCACGGGATGCCTTATCAAAGCCGTTGAGCGCGAGGCTATGAACGCGGGCGGATTGTGGCTACCGGACGGGGTGATGATCGACGCCTACGACCGGATCAGCGGCAACCCTCGAACGTCCGACCGAGCGGGGTTCTGGCTGGGCGGAGTGGCGGCCACCTATGTGAAGTGGGTCGAACTGATCCGGTCGTACCTGCAGGCCGTTCTGGACTTCCAGATGACCGGTGACGAGAAGAAACTCCAGACCACCACCAACACCGACCAGTCGCTTCCGTACACGAGCCGACACTTGGTCGAGGCCTCCCGCGACGAGGGAACGGTCAAGCTGGAGACGGGCCTCAAGCGGTACATTGTGCCGGACTGGACCCGCAGCGTGGTCGCCTTCGTGGACCCTCAAGGGGGGCGCAACGCACGATTCGAGGTGCGCGTTCATGCAGTCGGGAAGGACAAGGAACAGGCCTTGATCGACGCCTACGCCATCAAGACCTCGAACCGCGATGGCCTGGGCGACGAGAAGGCTCCGCTTGACCCTGCGGCGCATCCACAGGACTGGGACTTGATAACGGAGAAGGTGGTCAAGGCAACGTACCGCACCAATATTGAAGGGCGCGAGATTCGGGTGCGCAAGGTGATGGTTGACTCAGGTGGCGAGGCCGGTGTGACGGACAAGGCCTACGCATGGTTTCGCCGACTGCGGAAAGAAGGGCTACACCGACGCGTTCGGCTCACCAAAGGCAACAACAGCAAAGTCGACTGGCACACGCGGGAGAGCATGGTCGGCGGCAAGCAAGGGGAGGGCGACATTCCGCTCCTGTTGTTCTGCCCGAACAAGTTCAAGGACATGGTTGCCGCTGGGCGCAAACGTCGCGTTCCCGGCCCGGGCTACTACCACTGGCCGGAGCCCAAGGGGCCGAAGAACCCGGACGGCTGGCTCAACTCCGCGGTGCTGGCCGAACTCGATGCCGAGGTGCGCAACGAGTTCGGCGTGTGGGAACAGATCAAGGCCCGCAATGAGACCCTAGACGGAGCGGTGAGCGTCCTCGTGGGGTGCATGGACCTGGGCATGGACAAGAAAGGCTTTTGGGACAACCCGCCGTCTTGGGCCTTGCCGTTGGATCAGAACAGCGACGTGATTGACTCGGAGGAGCGCCGGGCCCTCAAAGACGAGGCGCCCGCCGTGGCCGCCACAGGTCGCCGAGTCAGCCGTTCGAGCTACCTGGGGTGACCTCGGGGCCTTCCACGAATTGGGTCGCCACGATTGCAATGCGGGCCGCTCGGCGGGCCCCGTTCGATACGTTGCGCCCGCCACCCAAGGCCTCGAACTGGCGAACAGTCAAGTCATCGAGGTAGAGCGACACGCGGCGCAATTCGCCGAGTTTTGGGTCGACCTTGGGGCCGGGCTTGCGGGTCATGGTTCTGCGGGCGGGGTTCATGCCCAAAACTCTACCCCATATTTCGACATAACGAAAGGCATTTGAGCGACAGCTTGCCCTCGGGCAAAGACACTGCGGCGCACTATGGCCGTGACCCAAGCTGACATTGATGCCCTCAACCGCGCGATTGCCGATGGCGTTCGCCAGGTGACGATCGGCGGCCAAACGGTCACCTACAACACCACGGACTCGCTGATTCGAGCGCGAAACGATTTGCTGGGCCAGTTGGCCGGGCAGACCGCGCAGGCTCAGGGCAAGGTCGTGCAACGCCGCACCCTGTTGCATTACGGCGGTCGAGGCTACAACGACGGGGGGTGTGTCTGATGCCCACCGCGCGCCGTCTCAAGGCGGAGAAAGAACGCAAGGCAGGGCAGGCCGCCTTGGCCGCGCAGGCCCGATATGACGCGGCAGGCAATGGCCGCCGCATCAAGTCGTGGAATCCCGGCGCGGCAGGCCCAGCCAAGGCTACCGCGGGCCTGTCTCGCATCCGGGACCGAGCGCGCGACAGCGTCCGCAACGACTGGGCCGGCGAGTCGGGCACGCAGAAGTGGACCACTGCGCTCATTGGCGTAGGCGTCACGCCCCGATGGGAAGACGAAGGCCTCACGGCGGATTGGGAAGCCCACGTGAGGGTGTGTGACGCGGACAACGTGCTTGACGCCTACGGGCTGCAGGCGCTGGCGACGCGCACCTGGTTCTCGGGCGGCGAGTGTTTCATCCGCCGCCGGCCACGAGACCTCAGCATGGGCCTTCCGGCACCCGTGCAGTACCAGGTTCTTGAATCGGACATGGTGCCGTTGCTGGACACGACGACGTGGGCGGGGCTCCCCGTGGGCAACGAAATTCGGCAGGGCATCGAGCGGAACATCCGCTACGGCAACCGCACAGCGATCTGGTTCTACAAGACCCACCCGGGCGAGCCCACGCTGGGCCAACCGGCGCCTATGCCGGTACCAGGGCAGTTGGTACGTGTACCCATCTCGGACGTTAGCCACGTCTTTGAGCCGCAGCGACCGGGGCAACTCCGCGGGGTCTCGCACCTGGCGCCGATCCTGACCCGGTTGCGCGCTTCCGCTGACTTCGAGGACGCGGTCCTTGACCGGCAGAAGCTCGCGAACCTGTTC